GCAGCGCTCGAAGCTCGCGGAGATCTCGGCGCTCTCGTCCGTCGAGAAGCCCATCTTCGTGCCCGAGCAGGTCGCGGGGCACCAGATGTTCTGGGAGCGCGACAACATCGAGAACTACCCGTTCCTTTTGCTGAATCCGATCACGCAGGCCGATGGCTCCGTCGCGCCCGCTGGCCCCATCGGGTACACGAAGCCCGCGCAGGTTCCGCCCGCGATGGCGGCGCTGCTCCAGGTCACCGAGCAGGACATGCAGGACGTCCTCGGCTCGCCGCAGAACGCCGACAAGCTCATCTCGAACGTCTCGGGCAAGACCGTCGAGGCGATTCAGTCGCGTCTCGACGCGCAGAACTTCGTTTACACGTCGAACTTCGCGAAGGCGATGAAGCGCTGCGGCGAGGTGTGGCTCGGCATGGCGCGCGAGCTCTACGTCGAAGAGGGGCGCAAGATGAAGACGATCGGCCCCGAGGGCGAGATCGGCTCCGTCGAGCTTCAGCGCCCCATCATGGGCGAGAAGGGCTTCGAGCTCGAGAACGACCTCGCGAGCGCGAACTTCGGCGTGAAAGCCGAGGTTGGTCCGTCGACGCAGAGCAAGCGCGATGCGACGGTGCGTTCGCTCGCTGGCGCGCTCGCTGCGTCGAGCGACCCGCAGGTGAAGGGCGTGCTCGAGCTCATGCTCGCGATGAACATCGAGGGCGAGGGCATGACCGACGTTCGCCCGTTCTTCCGCAAGAAGCTCGTGACGATGGGCGTGCTCGAGCCGACGCAGGAAGAGGCGCAGCAGATGGCCGCCGCCGCGCAGCAGCAGCAGCCCGACCCGCAGACGCTCTACCTCCAGAGCGCCGCTGCCGAGATGCAGGCCCGCGCGACGAAGGCGCAGGCCGACACGGCACTCGCCATCGCGAAGAGCGAGGAGACGAAGGCGAAGACTGTCGAGACGCTTGCAAACGTCAACATTTCCGCGCAGAGTCAGGCTATCAAGACGGCAGAAGCGATCGCGCGAGCCACTACCGCGCGACCGCCGACACCGGCAGCCGGGCAGCCGATGCCCGAGTAGCAGCGCGACGTGATGACAACCGAAGAGCAGGAGACGACCACCGAGGCCGAAGAGACCGCCCCCGAAGTCGAAGTCGAGGAGCCCGCAGGCGAGCAACCCGCCGAGGCCCCCGAACCGGACGAGGACGCGGTCGAGGACGAAGTGATCGTCACCGTTGGCGACGCACCGCCGCCAGAAGCACCAGCGCCGGAGGAACGCGACCCGAAGCTGGTGAACAAGCTGCGGAAGCTCTTGCGTGAGCAAGAGCGCAAGGTGCGCGAGTACGAGACGAAGCTGAAGGCAGCAGCCCCGCCGGTCGAGAACACACCGCCGGCGCTCGGGGCAAAGCCGAAGCTCGAAGACCTCGACTACGAAGCCGACAAGTACGAAGCGGCCCTCTCGGCATGGTTCGAGCGGAAGCGCGCTCACGACGAGCACGCGCAGAAGCAGAAGCAGGCCGAAGAGACGCAGCGGCAAGCGTGGCAAGCCCGCCTCGACGGGTACGCGAAGGCGAAAGCATCCCTTCGCGTGCGCGACTACGAGGAGGCCGAACACGCGGTGACCGACGCCCTCGACGTGACGCAGCAAGGCATCATCGTCTCCGGCGCCGAGAACCCCGCCCTCGTGACGTACGCGCTCGGAAAGGACTCGACGAAGCTCGCCGAGCTCCGCGCCATCACCGACCCCGTGAAGTTCGCCTTCGCGGTGGCCAAGCTGGAGACTCAGTTGAAGGTCACGCCCCGCAAACCCGCATCCGCCCCCGAAACCGTCGTGAGGTCCAACACGCGCGTATCGGGTGCGACCGACTCAGTCCTCGAACGCCTCGAAGAAGAAGCAGACCGGACCGGCGACCGCTCCCGCGTCGTCGCGTACAAGGCGAAGCTTCGCGCGCAGGCGAAGAAGTAGTTTCCCCACCCATTCATCAGGATTCAGACCATGGCCAACGCATTTTCCAAAGAAGAGAAGGTTGCCTTCGATCAGCTCCTCGAGGGCTTCAACGACGCGCTCGTGATGTCGCGCAACGTCAACGTCTACAACTACAACCAGACGGACGCGGCGCGCACGACGGCGATGCCGGGCGTCCCCGTCCCGCCGATCTCGCCCGCGGGCGCGAACTTCGGCACCGTCTGGCGTCCGCAGCCGTACATCATGACCTCGGTCACGAGCACGCCCGGCATTGGCGTCACCTTCAGCGACAAGACGCAGCTCACCGTTCCGGCGAGCATCACCACGGTCAAGACCTCCGCTTGGGCGATGACGAGCACCGAGCTCCGCGACGCGCTTCAGGAAGGCCGTCTCGCGGCGGGCGCGAACCAGAAGCTTGCCTCCGACATCAACGTCGCGCTCATGCAGGCGGCCTCGGGCCTCGGCTCGCTCGTCGTCCCGATCCAAACCCCCGCGGGCTCGTTCGACGACATCGCGCTTTGCGACACGCTCATGAACGAGACCGGCGTCATGGGCGACAACCGTTACCTCTCGCTCTCCTCGCGCAGCTACAACGGCCTCGCGGGCAACGTCGTCGGCTCGACGCGCTCCTTCGGGCAGAACAACCGCTCCGACAAGGCGTTCGAGCGCGCGTACGTCGGCATGGTGTCGAGCTTCGACACTTACAAGCAGGACTACGCGCTGCGCCTCACGGGCAACACGCAGGTGGTCGGCGCCGCGACGATCGCGACGAACGGCGCGCAGGCGAACTTCGTCCCGAAGGCGACCGACGTCACCGTCGCTGGCGTCCTCAACGTCGACAACCGCTTCCAGACCGTGGTCGTGAACAACGGCGCGCTCTTCAACGTGGGCGACGCCTTCACGATCGAGGGCATCGAGGCGGTGCACCTCATCACGAAGCAGCCGACGGGCCAGCCGAAGACGTTCCGCGTCGTTGCCATCGCCGGCAACAACGTCACCATCACCCCGCCGATCATCAGCGCCGACAACGCGCCGTCCGAGGCCGAGCTCCAGTACAAGAACTGCGAGCGCGCGGGTGCCGGTCTTGCCGCTGCGCAGGTGACCTTCCTCAACACCGTGACCGCTGACCTCAACTGCTTCTGGCACAAGTCGGCGATCGAGATCCTCCCGGGTCGCCTCGCGATCCCCGAGAACGCCGGTGTCGCCGTCATGCGCGCGACGACGGACCAGGGCATCGAGGTCGTGATGCAGAAGCAGTTCGACCTCCCGACCTCGACGACGCGCTTCCGCCTCGACGTGCTCTTCGGTACCGCGGTGCTCAACACCGAGATGTGCGGCATCCTGCTCTTCGGGCAGTGAAAGCCAGCCAACCGGCGAAAGGAGGAGCGGCTTCGGTCGCTCCTTCTTTTTTGCTTTGCGCGTGCTACCGTGCGGGCCATGCCGCTGACGAAGGGTTACTCGAAGAAGTCCATCTCGAAGAACATCAAGACGGAGATGAAGTCCGGCAAGCCGCAGAAGCAGGCCGTCGCCATCGCGCTCAACACCGCCCGCAAGGCGAAGAAGGCGGCGAAGTGATCGGTGAGATCTCCGTCTACGTCTTCCGCAAGGCGAACGGGCGCGTCATCTCCGAGCGCGTCTTTGAGCGCGCGACGCTCGAGCATCGACTCCGCCACGGCTACACGCTCGACCGTTCAGGCGTCGCGCCGAAGCCTGCCGAGCCCGTCGCCGCTCCTGAGCAGGCCGCGGAAGACGTGAGCTCCGTTGACGAGTCGCCGCCGACGCGCGAGGAGCTCGAGGCGAAGGCCGAAGAGCTCGGCGTGAAGGTCGACAAGCGGTGGGGCGATCGTCGCCTCATGGTCGAACTGACGAAGGCTCTCGAAGGCAAGGGCGATTGACGATGGGCTACTCGAAGCGTCAGTTCCTCGAAGCGGCGTTCACGGAGATCGGCCTCGCCGACTACGTCTTCAACCTGACGGCGCAGGAACTCGCGACCGCGCTTCGCCGCCTCGACGCGATGATGGCCGAGTGGAACGAGCGCGGCCTCCGTCTCGGCTACCCGCTCCCTGGCTCGCCTCAGTTCTCCGACCTCGACGCGCCGTCGGGTGTCCCCGACCGTGCGAACGAGGCGGTCATCACGAACCTCGCGTGCCGCATTGCGCCGAGCTACGGGAAGCAGGTGCTCCCGGGCACGATGACGACCGCGCGCGGGGCGCTCAACACGATCCTCGTCCGCGCTGCGTCCCCGACGCCGATGCGCTACCCTGGCACGCTCCCCGTGGGCGCCGGAAACAAGCCTTGGTCGACGCAGGGCGACCCCTACATGCCGCACCCCGTCGAGCCGCTGCTGACCGGGCAAGACGGCCCGTTCGATTTCGAGTGAGGACACGATGCCGACGATCAACCAGCTTGCGCAGATTCAGACGCTCACGGGAGCGGATCAAATCCCCGTGTACTCCGCATCGAACGGCGACGCGCGCAAGGCGTCGCTGACGGCGCTCGTCGACTACTTCGAGACGGCGTTC